TTCCCCGACACCCCATCGACCGGCGTCGCACCGACTATCGTGCCGTGGTTGCCGTTGCCGGAATCGTCGCGGAGGACGGCGCCGTCGAGCGCGGTGCGGTTCATCGACCACCACCCGACAAGCCCATTCTCCCGTATCGGCGCGCCGGAGACGAGCACCTCCGCAAGCACGCTCGGCCAATTCAGGGTTGTCGCCATGTTACGTCCTTGCCCCGACGGGCCGCACGCCGCCGCGCGCGAGGAGGCCGTCGAGCTTCCCGCGCCTTACCATGTCGCCGACGACCGCTTCGACCGCGACGACGATCTGCCGTTCACCGTTCGGGCCTGTCGTTTCCGTTGCCGTCGCTTCGGTGTTCGGCGCGTTGTTGTTCACGACCACGGAGACGTTGGCGCCGCCCTCGCTCCGCACGCCGAGCCGGCCAGAGGAATCGCGGGCGAGTGGCATGATCGCCTCCGGCCCGGCTTCCGCGAACACGCCCCCGCGGGCGAACGCGAAGAACTGCGGCTTGTCGTAGACCTTATTCGCGTACTGGTGGAGGCTCGGCGACGAGTAGACGTTCCCGTCCGCATTCGCCTCGATCGAACCTTCCGCTATACCCGACCCGAGGGCCACGAGGCCGGACGCTCCGATGAGCGCGAGGCCCGGGACTACCTGCCCTACGGAAATCGCTGTGAGGCCGGCGTTGAGGAGCATCATCGGGAGTTTGTCCAAGAGTTCGCGCCCCAGTTCCGCGAGACTCATAGCCATCGCTTCGCCCGCGTTCGCGCCGGAGGCCAACGCCTCGCCGAGCGACTTGAACGAGTCGACGAACGCCTGCTTGCCGAACTCGCCGAGGGCGTCAGAGACGAGCGCGAGGCTCGCGGCCAGGCGTTCGGAGGCGTAAGCCGCGCTCTCGATCCCGTCGGCGATCGACGCGTTGTCCGTGCCGAGGCCGCCTTGGTAGGTCGTGGTCGGGCCGGTGCCGCCCTGGGTGGAGAATCCGCCCATCTTGGCTACGCCGAGCGGCCCGGAGCCCTGCGTGCCCCCGAAGATGATGTCGCTCGCGGTCGGCGCGCCGCCCCCGGTGCCAGTCCCGCCCCCGGTGCTCCCCAACGGCGGCGGTGGCAGCGCCCCCGCGGGGGTTGGCTTAGCCTCCCCGGACCGATACTGCGCTGCCTGCTGGATCTGGAGAATTACCAGCTTGCGGTTGGCCTCCGCAAGACGCGCCTCGATCTCAAGCATGCCCGAATTCAGGTACGGGAGCACGCGAGCGTCGGCGGTCATGGCCTGTTCCCGGAGCTTCCCAAGCTCGGCTTCGAGACGGGCTCGATCAGCGGTTACTCGGGCGATGGCGGATGCGACGTCGCCCCCGCCACCCAACGCATCCTGAACGTTCCGCCGAGCCGCGGCCTCGTCCATATTCGCGTTGAACACGTCGAGCATGCGATTGACGAGCGGGAGGAAATGCTCGCCGAGTTCGGCAAGCGCCCCTTTGAAATTGTCCATCGCCGTCGACCACTTGCCGGAGGTCGTTTCGGCGGTCTTGTCCATCATCCCGTAGAACCGCCCGCCTTCCTCCGTCGCGGCCTTGAACGCTTCGGTCACCTCGTCGGCCGAGACGCCGCCCTGTTCCATGCGCTTCTTGAGGTCGGCCATGCTCTCGCCGGTCTTTTCGGAGATCGTGAGGAGCGGGTTGAACCCGGCGTTGATGAGCTGGAGGAGGTCCTGCCCCATGAGGCGCCCGGTAGACTGGATCTGTCCGAACGCCCGCGCGAGGGAGGAGAGAGCGGCGTCGTCGCCCATCGACACGTCGCCGAGCATGGCGAGCGTCGGCATGATGCGCTCGGCCTCGATGCCGTACTGCGCGAGCATTCGCGCCGCGGACTCAAGGCCTTCGAACGAGAGCGGCGTCTCCGCGGCGTAGGTGCGGATCGCCTCGAACATCTTCTCGCCCTTGGCCATGTCGCCCAAGAGCACGCCCCAGGAAATCTTCGCCTTCTCGAACCCGGCCGCGAGGACGATCGATTCCTTCCCGAGGTCGATGATCGCGCGGGCGGTCGCCTGGGTCGCGCGGACGGCGATGTCGGCGATCGTCGTGAAGCCCGCGATGCGCTTGGCCACGTCGGTGAACCCGGCGTCGGCGCCGCGCGCGGCGGCGGCCAGGCCGTTGAGGTCTCCGGTCGCCTTCGGGGCTCCGTCGACGCGCGCGCTCATGACGAGCGACGTAATTTCAGGCATCCCCTCGCTCCTTCGCTGCCCCCCGCACGGAAGGCCGCGTCCATCGCCATGATCGCCTCGACCTCGAACGCGTCGAGTGCGACCGCCGTCACCGCCTGCCAGTCGGCAAGATCGCGCCACGTGAGGCGGACCCCGCCGAACCCCTCGCTACCGCCCTGCCGGATTTCCAGCCAGAGCGACCACAGGTACTCGAAGCCTTCGGGCGGCTTCACCGCGTCCAGCCTTTCGTCCCGCCCGAATCCGTGCCGTTCCTCCAGCTCGAGGATCTGGCGGTTCGTCCCGCCCTCGGGATGATCGGGATCGGCTGCGGCCTGAAGCCAGGCCGCGAGCCGCGCCGCCTCCGTCAGGCCGCGGAGGCGTTCCCAAAAAAATTGGCGCGGTTGAAAATGAAGCCGGCCGCGCGGTCCGCGAGTTCCGGGTACGCGAGATAGAGCTCTTTCGCCTTCGCCTGGCTGAACGGGAATTCCTTCCCGTTCTCCATGAGGCCGCGCCAGCCCTTCGTGCAGCGGGCGAGGAGTTCGGCCGACTGTTCGCGCACCTCTTCCGGCGAGAGCGCTCGCCCGAGGGCCTTGTTGCGCGCGTCCTGTTCGGCGCGCGCGGCCTTGTAGACGCCGGAGTCCATGCCGAAGAGCACGAGCGCAGCGCCCGTGTCGGCCTTCGTCACGGGGTCGAGGAGGACGAGCTCGACGCCCGCCTCGGCCCGCTTCACGCTGTCGAATCGTCCGATTTCCATGCCCTCTCCCCTTACGCCAGCTTGTTCCATTTCCAGTTCACGAGGCCCGTGGTCGCGTCGTACTCGACCTGGAACGGGATGCGGAGCGTGATCGCCTCCTCCGCTTCCTGGTCCTGCGGTACGTCGATGAATATCCGCGGGATGTCGACCGCGTAGCCCGTGGCGCCGTCGGGGTCCATGAGCACGAGGCCGAGCGAGACGCGGGTCTCCGCGAGGGCCTTCGTCCAGAGCGCGGTGTCGACGAGGTGCGCGCTCATTTCGCCCGAGAGGTTCGACTGCCCGACCGCGATGCGGTACGGGTCCGCGCGGAACACGGAATCGACCGGCCGCGCGCCGTTCACGAGGTTGAGCGACAGGGCGGAAACGATCGCCGTCGGCACGCCGTCCATCCGGAGTACCGCGAGCGCGTCGTTCGCGCCGATCGGCTTCGTGGTCGTGGGTCCCGAGTACCCGGCCGCGAATGCACCGGCCTGCGGGCCGTTCATGCTCTTGCACACGAAGTCGAACTGACCCGTGACGAGCTGGTCCGGGGCGAACGCGAGCGACAGCCGGTCGGCCACGCCGCCCAGGAACTGCCGGTACGCCGGAACGTCGAGGTTGCCCTTCTCGAAGGCGATGCTCTTTTCGGTCGTGCCGGACACGAGAGTGGCCATCTTCGTCACGCTGATTCCGGTCTGCGACGTGCACGCGGCCAGGGTCGATGCGCCTGCCACGTCCTTCGCTTCGCCGAGCGTGATGAGATTCGCCGTCGCGACCGTGACCTTGAAGAACCCGTTGTTCGCGACGTAGCCGCCAGTGAACCCGGCGACCTTGATCCAGTCGCCCGCGACGAGGCCCGCACCGATGCCCGTGGCGGCCATGGTGTTCGTCGCGCCCGCGACGACGGTCGTCGAGAGCCCGGTGACGGGCGTCCCGGCCGCGGCCCACGCGCTCCGGCAGACGGACTCGAGGAAGTCGTCCTGGCTGCCGTAGGACAGCTCGAACGGGAGGCCGAACGTCGGGCGCTTTAAGCCCCCGCGGCCCGAGGCGACGCCGCGGTCGCTCCGCCACTCTCCGGAGCGGAGCGTCGAACGCGCGAGCGCGCCGGCCGCGGATCCCCGGACCCTGTCTTTCGTGTAGGTCGTCCCGGAGGGCGTACCCCACGCCGACTCCTTGACGTGCGCTATCTGAATTCTCGCGCCTTCGGCCATGTTGATAGCCCTCCCCTAGTTTGCGACGTCGGCCCGCCATTCGATCACGACGGGAACCTGGAACCACGCGGGATCCGCCTGCGGCAGCCCCCGCTCGATGTGGGCGCTCACGATGTGGACCGTGACGCCCGAGTACGTGAGGACCGTCCCGCGCTTGAAGCACGCGGCGATCCGTTCGGCCTCCGCCGTGGCGGCTCCGTCGCCGCCCCCGGGTGGGTCGTAGACGTTGACGTGGAACACGCCGACGTGTCGGTTCGCGGCATCGGACGAGAGCGCAACGGACGACGGCTTGCCCGTCATGACGTGCGCGTCGTACCACCGTGTCCCGGGCGTCGGTGTAAACGCCCGATTTTCCCATGCGACGGACGTAGATGCGACGGCAGCGCCGGGCGATACGGCGAGCAGGTAGGCCCGGAGGGCGGCGGCAACTTCGGTGGTTCCGCTCATTCCCGGGCCTCCTCGATGGCGACGCCGCCGAATTCGGCGACGGTGATGGCGACCATGCCGGCGGGTGCCTGCTTCGAATACCCATGCTCGAGGCGCTCGATGTACGGCAGGTTGTTCGTGAGCAGGATCGAGGCACCGGTTGTGGCCTTCCACGCTTGCCCGACGGTGATCGCTCTCGCGATCGGGGCTCCCCCGGTTTTCGCGTTGTGACGCGTCCCCAGCTCTCCGATCGCCGGCGCGCCGACGGTCGTCTGCCAGTTCCCGCGAGCCCGTCCCGTATCGACCGGCGTCCGGAGAATTACCCGCCTGAACATCTCGAGCGCGATCTTCCGCGACACGATGTCGATGCGGTCGAGCGATTTCCCGCACCACTTGGACACGTCGAGCGCGAAGCTACCCACGGCACTGCACCGTGTAGTTCAGGGCGATGTCCCCCGGCTGCTCCGGGAGGACCGCGACGATGGCGAACTCGACGCCGCCGATGACGAGCTTGTGCGCGCTCGACGGCGCTACGAGCTCGACGCCCGAATCCGTGATGGCCGCGACGATGAACCGCCGGTCCTTCGCCTGGATGAGCGTCCCGTCGATCTCGCTCTGTTCGTACCGCTGTTCGACGACGTGCACCGCGTAGTCGGTCGGCGCCCCGGGCGTGAGCGTGCCCGTCACGGGGTCGTGCGCGCCGGCCCCCGGAACGCGCAGCGTTGCGGCCTTCCCCATGTCGCGGATGAGCCGGGTGGACGACGAGCGGAGCGCGGCGTAGTTCATCCCTACCCCCTCGTGATGCGGAGCATGCCGCCGCCCCGGACGATCCGCGCGAGCGCCTGCGCGATGGTGCGGTGGACCGTGACGACGGCCGCGCCGGAGGCGTATTCGACTTCGATCGAGCCGACCTTCTCGCGCTTCACGGCGCCGCCGCGCGCGAGCGAGGACGAGAGCGCACCGGCTTCGCCGAGCTCGACGAGCGCGGCCTCGCACGTGGCGTTCTTGATCGCCGCCGGTACGAGCGCGAGCGGCCAGCCGTCGGAATCCCAGGCGTCCGAGCGCGGCCAGTCGAGGGCCTGGTCGGCGGTGAGCCTCGCCCCCGGCCAGCGCGAGCCATAGAGCCCGTCGAGCGCGGCGGACGCGCGGACGAGCGCGGCTTCCTTCGCCGCGGCGGCGGCTGCCGCCCACGCGGACGAACCGCGCGCCAGGTGATAGGCGTCGCAGTCGGCCACGGAGACGTAGCTCTGCGCGGTCGCGAGCCCGGTCCCGTCCTCGACGATGATGGCCATGCCCTACCCCCTCCTACCGCTCGTCCTCGGGCAGGAGGGCGAGCATGTCGTCCTTCGAAGCGCCGCGCGGGATGGCGACGCCCAGCTCCGCGAGCCGGGCCTTGAGCTTGACGACGGTCCACTCGGCGGCCGCGGGCTCTTCGGCGAAGAGCTCGTGGCGCTTCGGGTCGAAGTCCGCCTTGTTGATCGTGGCGAACCCCGTGCGGCCGTTGTCCTTGACGATGCGGACGGTCTCGATCATGGCTAGACCCGGATGCCGATGAAGGTCACGGTGCCGCGGT